TGCTGCAAGTAATGTATCCCATTTGATATTTTTTGGCCAATATCCTAATAATACTTTTGTCCAAGTCCGTTCGAATTTTGCATTGTGTGCTATTTTCTGTGTTTTACTTAATAAAAATCCTTTCCACTCATTCCTAAAATCATCATCATCAAAAAATGGAAATGAATAACTGAATAATCCATCAGAAACAGAAGCACATACAATTCTATGGCCTTTTCTATAAGGCTTCTTTCCTGTAGTCTCATAATCGAATGCTACAATAGGTGCTTCTCTCATTTTATGTATTATATCAATGGCTTCTTCCATCTTGTCTATTACAATACAATCTCCTAAATAATTGCTTGTATAAAAAGGTTTTTCTGCTAATTTTACTGCTTCTCTTATATTGTTTATAAACTGTTTCTTTACTACACTATTTTCACTGCCATCTTCATTCCTTATAATATAAGATGGATGCCATGTAGGACATATCCAGCATTTATAATCTTGGTCTGGTATAATACAACCAGCCCAATCAGTCATAGACAAACCTTTTATTCTTCCTGTTATTTTATCCCCTACAAGGGATATCATTGCAGTATACCCCATAGGGATTATTACCTTTGGTTTATATTTATCTATAACTTCTTTTACTCTATTTCTACAAGCATTTATTTGTAATATACTTGGTGTTTTATTGTTTTGTGGCCTACAGGATATTGCATTTGTCTTCCAAAAATCTCTATCCAAATCTAAATCCATAAGATGTAACACTTCCCTAAGTAATCTACCAGACCTTCCTACTAACTGTGTTCCTTGTAAATCTTCTTCAGCTCCTGGAGCTTCTGCTATAATAAGAATGCCTAGCCTACCTTCTCCACTCGCTTCCATTTTAGGACTGTTACAGTGTTTATATAAACCACATTCTTCACAACTTATTATGTTATTCTTCTTTACTCTTATAGTAGGTTCTTTATAATTTATTTCTAATAATTTATTTTTATCAAAGAATGAACGTGGCATATTCTAATCCATTGTTGATAGTATTTTTATTCCATTACTACTGGAAAATACTAAATTAACTGTTTCCTTTGCAGTTCCTTTTACTGCTATCTTCCTTATATAGAATGAATCAGTATCCTTCAAACAATCTTTCAACATAATAACACTGACTACAAATTCAGCATTATAAGGTATTTCCGCATCTGTAGATTCTTCAAATTTACCATATTCATTATTTGATTTTACTGTAATACCAGTATTAGTAAGTTTCATTGTAATTGCATCATATTTATCTACTTCTTTTGATAAAATAGAAGCTCTATCAATAACTTGTATCAACATATCTGGAATAGCACATTTTACATAATCGCCATCAGTATTTTCTTTTATTACCCTCTCTATTTCATCTTTAGGATATTGAGAAGTATCATATTTTCTAACAGATATAATTGAACCATCATCATCTCTAAAATGAATCCAACCTTTTGTTATAGCATATTCTTTAATATTGTTAAAACATACCACACTTTTAACCAACTGTGTATTGATTAGCACTTTATTTGTCATCGGAGTGCTCAATTTATATTGATAAATCCTAAACCCATCTGTAGAATATACTACATCATCACCAATAAAAATATTCGTATTATTGTCATTGAGAATACAAAAATTAAGTGCCTCAAATAAATTATCAGGAATATAAATCCATTCATTATCTTTGGGAATTATCCTTTCTATACTATTTAATTCTAAATCGGCTTTTTTTACTAGCTCATAATTAGCCCTTCCAGCCCTTATATTCCATGATTTCCCAATATCTTTTATTTCAAATTCTTTATCCTGTATCTTATTTATAATACTGAATAATTCCTTTGCTCTTACTGCTCCTTGCAACGGTTCTTCTGTAATAAATTTTTTTGCTATGCTTGTATACCCATTATAAGAATAAATTGTATTATTATCAAACAACAAACAATCCCCACTGGCATATACAGTAGAATCTTGTGTAGTAGCCATCATTGCTATTTTAACAGCATCTTGAAAATTCTTCTTAGATAATTTCATAGTACTATTCCTCCGTATCTATAGTTCTTCTTTTACGTCTTTTATTCTCATGTATTTCATAATCCAAATTTATTTCATGAACAAATTTACTGTCCAATACTGGCTTACATATATCCAAACATTCTAATACAATCACTTGCTCAGTTGTAGCTTTCTCCTCACGTACTACTAACTGATTTACTCGTAATATTCCTTTTTCTATTTCAGAATCCTTTTGATTTAATCCTAATCCACAAGTTATATGTCCTATCTTTCTACTATCTTCTGCACTATCATTTTTTCTTACATCTCTATCAAAAGTAGCTTTATTCGTTTGTGAAGCAGTAATAACAAGAATATTACGTTCTTGAGATATTCTTCTTAACCCTTTCCAAATATCATCCAACTGATGCCGATATTCAGTTCCTTTATATCGACTTGGAATAAGCAAATCAGCATAATCAATTACTACAACATCTGGGGTATAACTTGAGTATAACTGTAGTACATCCAAATGATTCTCAATATCTTCTACTGTAGAACGGTATGCTGGAATAGATAATATCCTTACTGAACCATTCCTTAGCATTTTCCGCAATTTACTTTGCTGATATTCAATTTTAGTAACATTTACTCCAGTCTTGTGCAATTTTTTGTAAGCTATACCATATTTCAAAGTAGCTTCATTTTGTACAAAATAAGGAAATTTTACTGTCATTGGTTCTTTTGTCTGTCCAACAATAGACCTCCAACCTCTTCGTATCATTTGTTTTCTTGTCATTTCCATAGTAAAAAATACTACTTTCAATTCCTTATACATTGCTGCTTCTGCCGAATACCATAACATATGGCTCTTACCACGCTTTTGTGGCCCAAAGAAACTGACAAAATCACCTCTATGAAATTCACCAGCTAATTCACCCAACGCTCCAGGAAACTTAAAAAGTATTTCATCTTCTTCATTAAATGCATCAGACACTAATGCAGCATCATTCAGTATATCAACTCCACTATCAGATACTGCCGCTGGCTTTTTATATTCAGCTATAAACTTTTCTGCTTGCAATAAATCATTTTTCTGTAAAGACCTTTTTACATTTTCTATCATCACTTCCATTGACCGAGCACTTATATATTGCTCAGCCTGAGTTATATCATATTCAATATTCTCAACAGTCTGTATATACTCATCAGATATATTCTGTAGAAAATCAGCAATTAAATCTGCTATATCATCTTGAATTACATTTACTTTTTCTTTATAAATATCTTCTATTGTTTTATTCGGAGCTTTCTTATAAACATTATAAAATTCTACAATCCATTCACTTATTATTTGAGCATATTTGCTTTTACAATATATTGGATTAAATATTGGAACAATTCTTTTACAAAATTCATCAGAAACTATTAGATTAGTAAGTAATTTTCTTTCGGCACTTAAATCAATAGTCTTCAGTTCCATTACTTATTTCCTATATTGTTTAATAAGTTCTTTTAATATGTCTTCTTCACCAAAAAATTCTTTATCTTCTTTTCCATCAACTACTTTGCTTACTACATTATTCTTTATATTCAGCATTTTAGTTATCTTTTCTTCTATTGTTCCAAAGCCTATAAGATAATAAATATTCACCATTTCAGCATCTTGACCAATTCTATGGATTCTATCTTCTGCTTGTAAATGGTCTGTAGGAGTATAAGTAAATTCTACAAATGCTAATGAATGAGCTGCTGTTAAAGTAATTCCTACACTAGCAGCATTTATCTGTCCAATAAACAATTTTGTTTTTTCATCTTTCTGAAACTTGTCTATGACTTTTTGTCTATCAAGTTGATTAGTCCTTCCATCAAACTTAACTGCTACATTTTTGAATTTACTATAAATATCATCAATAGCCATTGTGTGATAAGCCATAACTACTAATTTTTCATCAGTAGAAAGAAAATCACTAATCCATTGTAGCATAGCTTTCCGTTTAGCAAGATATGCTAATTGCCGTAAATGTTCTAATAATTCCCTTTCCTTTATCAAAGTAGTATAATGATTATTCAGCCATTCAGCAAATTCACCTTCTGCGTCTAAATAATTTCTTTTTTCTACTTCTTCAAGTTCCAATGGAATAATAGTTTTTATTTTATCAGGAAGTTCTAATGCTACTTCTTTCTTTGTTCTCCGTAGCATATAAGGCTTTACTAATTCATATAATTCATCTATATGAGAAGCTCCATTGTATGACCATCCAAAACCATTATAAGTAGGACTGCAAAATTCCTGTAAATATTTATATCTATTAGGAAATACTTTAGGAGCTATAAGATTTAATGTAGTAAAAAATTCAGACGGTCTATTCCGTATAGGTGTTCCAGATAAACATATAATCGGTATATTCTTATATACTTTTCTTAATTTTTTTACTGCTTTTGCTCGTAATGTGCGATTGTTTGCTATAAATTGTGATTCATCCAATATTATCATTTTTAACTTCATTTCTGACAATACTAAAACCCAATCTTTAAGAATATCATAATTTATAATAATCCAATTATTTTCATATATTTCATATGGTCTTGTGCTGTAAAGAATTTCATATTTTTTATTGTAAGCCCATTTTTCAATTTCAATTCCCCAATTCATTTTTACTGATGCAGGGCATATTACCAATATAGGATACTTTTCTTGATGAATATTTGTATATCCTATCACTTCAATAGTTTTACCTAATCCCATTTCATCGGCAATCAATCCAGTACCATTTCTTGATTCCAGCCACTTTACTGCTTCTTTCTGAAATGGAAGTAACCCTTCCAATTTTGATTCATCTATAATAACTTCTTTCACTATATTTGAATTTATAATAGCATTCAGCTTTTCAGTAAAAATCCAATTATGATTTTTAAGTTTTTGAATATTAGAATCTACATATGGAGCAGTCCAGAATTTACCTGCTGGAATAAAATATGGACTTGTAAGTTCTTTAACTTCTGCAAGTCCACTTTCAAAATCATTGCCAAAAAATTTTAATACTAAAACACCGTTATCATAATCTGCTATTTTCATGGTTGTAGTATAAAAAAGAAGCCCTTGGAATCAACCCTTATAGGAATAGGAGGAGGAAAAGATGAAAGCGGATAGGAGGCTTTGGCTGTCCCTTAAAAGGGTTTCCGAGTTTACACTCAACGTTCGCAGCCCCGAACGTATAAAAGGTTAAATCCCAAGGGCAATTTTTCATCAATTATCTCCTATCAATTATGATTATATTACATATATTTTACTTTGTCAATAGCTTTTTGTATTACTTTATTGTAACTGTATGGAAAATGATTTCTTATTGGACTAAAAACTATTTATCATACAGTTCTCCATAAATCAAATACAGCCTGCTCGAAAATCAATTCTGCAATTTGAGGGACAGCAGTACGTCCGCGGGGTGTCGACCATGTGCGTGCAACCGGGATATTTGCAGAGATATGCCCTCATACTCCCTCCTCTAGCCCTAACTCTTGCTCAACTGGATCACTCTTATCGTCCTCCAAATCATCAAATAGCCGCGGCTGGCTGTAAGCTGTCTCGATACGCTTGCAAGCAATATCAAAATATTTCGGCTCTATTTCAATTCCGATAAATTTTCTATTCAGTTCAGCACAAGCTACACCTGTAGTACCGGAACCCATGAATGGGTCAAGAATGGTCAAAGCTTTGGGGATTAAGCCCAAGCACCATTGCATAAGAGCAACTGGTTTTTGTGTAGGGTGCCCAGCAAATTCGTTGCATCCTGGCCCCACCCCATAAAAGACTGCCGCATGGTCTTTTATCATCGATCTGCGCTTTATCCCATCTTTTGCAAAATGATATATAGGCTCATATATTTTGCCATTAACATTCGTTCTATGCCAAATATGAACCGCCACAAGTGGCATATTTGTTTCTGGTTTTTCTATTTCGCTCCAAAATATAAGAGCAATATCACAATCAATTTGTTTTAATACTTGCCGTGCAGTATAAACTGAATTAAGAAAATATCCCTCTCCATTTGGGTAAGGTGGGTCGGTAACCACAGCATCCACCTTGTCTAGCGTTGGCAATATTTCGAGGCAATCGCCAAGATAAAGTGTTGCGTCACCAATATACTCAACTCTCATAGCGCCTCCAGCCTGATCACCGCGCCGACCGTGTGGTTAGCGCTCTCGTATCGCTTGGACATCACCACAGCCGCAACCTGCGCATCGTCATGCCATACGCCGGCATTACTCAGCGCGTCCATCGTACTTTTAAGAAGGTTGTCAAGGTCTGGCTTGACCGCTACATAGTCATCATTCTTGTGCGCCTGTGGTCTGGGTAGGTAAAACTCAACGTAAAGTTGCAATGGCCCAGTAGCAAACCGTCCGCGGTGCGGTATCGCCGCAAGTGTTACCTGCGCCTTCCACTCGTCTGCGGTGTTTGGCGTGTAGACGCCGACGTGAGATCCGCGCCGATAGGCTTTGACTCTCGGCTGCGCCTTTGGGGTGCCATGGATGATAATTGTCATGTTATTTCCTCCGCCCAAATTCTGTAATGTCGTCCACGTACAATAATTTCGTGTGGATTCGCAGTCAAATGACTCAGCCTTCCCCTCCCGACACCTAGCCATTCTGCGGCCTCCATCACGCCATGAAACCGCTCAAGGCCACCGCGCCACTCGATGCAGATAATGGCTGGCCTCCGACCACCCTTGCGCCCAAGTTGCGCCTCCGGCTTGACGCTCGCCTGCGGGTTTGTCAGTAGGCGCCATACCGCATCATCGCGGCGCATGTCCCATGGTGCTATCGCGCGCTCAGCCATGTCCGCGCTCATTTATCCACCCTCCCTATCGCCTCGCTATACGCCGCAGGGTGATGTGACCAAGTGTCACAGTCTTGTTTCTTGCTCCAATTAGCAAAGTCTCTAATTTCGTTAGACATAGCCTGAAACTCATCAGCTAGTTTCTCCGCTTCTTCCCCGTCTAGGAAGCCCAAATCGATTTTTGTAAACTCAACCTTCAGAGTAACGAAGAGAAACCTATGCGAGGGATCCGTCCTTGTACTTACCGAAACCATACTCACTCCTTCTCTGGTTCCCAGATGCAATCATACTTGGGAACGGGGCACTATAGATTGCACCTGAAAACTTCAGGCGCCCCCTCAAAAATCGTATCTGTGCTTTTGGTATCTCAATAGGAGTTAGGAAAGATATTGTTTTGTCATACAAATACTTGGGCATTGTGGAGCGTCCGTAATCTAATGCTTCACGCATCAGTTTGACCTGTTCTTCAGTCAAAAACACACCTTTCATCTCACTACCACCTTAATAATATCAGAATGAATAAAATACTTTATATTTGCACCATTCAACGTACTAATACTACACTTTACAGTACAAATATAAACTTAAAACCTTTCTATAAGTTACTTTTAACTCTCTTTACATACCATTCTGTATCACCATGTTCCTTAACCCCGCTGACTCCCTGTCTATGTGCTGCAATAGCTTTATCAACATCACCCAAACGGTTAAGATTATCCATAAACAGAAATCCTGCAATAATAACTGAATCCAAAGAATTGTGTGGGTCATACTTGCCATACTTCATTACCCGTTCATCATGGTATAATTCATTCAGCTGCATTCTTCCCCTACTGATACCATCATCACCTACAGCATCATCATTCTCATTTGATTCTGTAATTGCTATAGCTCGTAATATATTTGCAGGTGCTCCAGTAATAATTTCAGCAACTTCATATATAGACAACACTTCTATTTCATTATTTTCATTAGATACATTTATTTTTACATCAACTACAGATGATTGAATTGGTAATAGAACAAACAATAAAATAATAATACTAATTTTTATGTACTTCATTTCTATTATTTTCACTAATTATATTCCCACGTTTATCCACAACAGCAACGGGAAACACCTTTCTGCAACGTACTTTTTCGATTGAGCCGCTATATACAACGATATCTTCCGGGTCTACCAGGCATTTAAGTATCTTGCCCTTATTAAACTCCTGTGTTTTTCTTGCAGTGGGAGAAAGATGCAGTCCACCACCACATTCACGACTCTCGTCAGGATCCCAGTCGGGGCATTCCACTGTCTGCCCCAATTCGTATTTTATTTTCCCTGTGTAGAAATCGCAAAGCGTTTCAGGATCTACACTTTTATAAAGCACGAGTTTGCCTTTTTCTTTTTCTGCGAGTTCTACAAAAATATCCTTCGTATATTTGGGTTCCACATAGTTTTGTATAACTGCATTCATGTAATTTTTAAATTTGGCAGACTTATCGAGAATCAAAATCCGAGAATTATCAAAAGCCTTCCCGCTGCTGTTCTCCCGCGCCACGACGCTGCTGTTCCCACGTGCCTCGACGCTGCTGTTATCCCACGCCACGACGCTGCTGTTCCCACGTGCCTCGACGCTGCTGTTCCCATGTGCCTCGACGCGACTGTTCCCCCGCGCCTCGACGCTGCTGTTCCCCCACGCCACGACGCTGCTGTTCCCACGTGCCTCGACGCGACTGTTCCCCCGCGCCTCGACGCTGCTGTTATCCCACGCCACGACGCTGCTGTTATCCCGCCCCATGACGCTAATAACTCCAATGGTTTTTTCGATTACAATTAGGCCATCGAAATCTTTTGGGATTGCATCAAACTCTGACTGTGAATGAACTATAATTTCTTCTTTCACATTCTTCCTCCTAAATCATATATTTCTATAATCCATATTGCATCAAATAAGCATTTGAAACTACTTTGAAACTGAATCTCTTGCCATTCAGTCCTTTTACATCATATGGCTTATTATCTACACTTCTTACTACAATTCCTTCATCATAACTGTCAGGATTGAATACAGATTTTCTTTCTGCTAACTTTAACCAATCATCAACATTCAGTCCAATATCTTTTATATATTTTACACCTTTAATTGGCAATCTTGGAACATAATTAACTTTTGCTCCAAAAAAACACAATAAATCTGCAACCGTTTCCAAATCATATGGAGTATAATATTCCTGTGTATCAATATCATAACAACCAAAAATAAATAATTTCAATGTATCAAATTTATAATGATTTCCTTGTATTTTTGGCCCACATATTTCTCCTTGAATAGCTACATTTCTGTTCTTAAACAATTTTTTCATTGCTTTCTCTAAATTTGCTTCTTTTGCTACTCTCCAATAAACACTATCATTCTCTTTTTGCATCCATACATTTCTTGAAGCTACAGAAAATTTCTTTTTGTACCAAATAAAAGTACCACTTGTTCCATCCATCTTAATAGTAATGTAAATTGGAACATCTTTATATGTTTCCAAAAATTCATCCCCTAATGACTGTAACCTTGGTTCATCAGTTTGTGGTACTAAATGCTTAGGAAATTCCCTTGGCACTTTCTTTTTATACAAAAATGGAAATGCTTTTTCAAACCAACTTTTCTTATGTGTTACTTTTTCTGCAACTTCTGGTGGTTCATACTTTTTTATTCCAAGAATATTAGTAACATCATCTCCTTCCTTATATGTACCTGTCAAACCAACATCAGCTAAAGGCATTATTAAACCTTGCGATAATACCCCTCTCAATTTTATTGTTTTTACATGAAACTTTCTATCTCGCATAAATTCAAAGCAAGGTTTGTCTGGAACAATAGAATCTATTTCTATATAAACACACAAATCGTTTGGCTTGAATTGACCTTTCTTTACTACTACCTGCCAACCTAACACTTTTGCCAATTCAATCCTGTCAGCTCCTTCAATCGGAACAATTTCGGATATTCTTTGTATGCTTGCTAATGTTCTAGCCATTATTTTCTCCATTTTTCATCGTTTTTATTGCTTGATATAGAAGTTCAGCAAATCTACTCACAAATTTTTCGTCATACCTTAAATCCTCTCCCATAACAAAAAGGATAATATGAACAAGTTCATGAAAAAAACAAACATTTATAGCATCTTCACAATATTCTATATATTTTACTAATTCAACTATTCCAGTTTCATATCGTACTTGACCTGCTATATTATTAGTACAATTCGTGCATTTTTTAACATACTTTACTTCATATGTTCTTCCAGCTATCTCAAAACTATCTGGAATAATAAATTTCATAATCAATTTTCTCCTTCATTTATTTTTTCAAAAAATGGGCAATCTTCTGTTTTAGCATCTATCCATTCTTTTGTTTCATTTTCTATATTTATATCTCTTACTAAATGAGCACATTTTTGACAGATTACTGTATTCGGTTTTTTCGTTTTAATTCCCATACAATATTTTTCATTCATATTACTTCCTTTATCGATTCAATTGAAAAGAATACTGGAATTCCTAATACCTTTTTTGCAATAAGAAATTCCCATATAGCTCCTTCTGAATCAGTCCAGTTATCCAACATCAAAATGCCATCACAATCACACAACTTTTTAATATCTTCATGCATGAAATCATTTATTTCTGGTTTTTTGTTGAAGCAAGAAAAAGATTGAATAAGAACATCAGAAATAGTACAAGGATTTACTGTATCACAACCTATTTCTCTAAGTTTATTTTCTGCTTCATTGAATTTATCTCTATAATTAGGATACCCATTCATTTTTCCTGATATATAAATTTTCATATTTTCTCCTCCCTAAAACAATCTGGCTTATCTAAAAATTGACATATGGGTAATCCCTCCTTTTCTGCTGCATCCCACACCTTTTCTGTTAATGCTCTCCAACAAATCTTTCCATCCTTGCATTCTTTCCAAAATGAGCAAAAAGTCATATCTTTATAACAAATCATAGTTATATACCTCCTCAATATTCTGGTAAATGTGCTTCATTACACATATCTAAAAATTCATCACGCAATTTTTCAATAAGTTGATATTTTTCATCACTGCTATTTACGTCTTGGTCATACTTTAGTAACGAACGTAACTTTTCTTTCATTTCATAAACAACACAAGCATAACCATTAGCATGAGAATAAGTATCCACTTCTTCTGGTTCGTAAGCATAAAATACTGCTAATGGTCTTGTTCCAATGTTTTCATCTTCCATACTGTTGCCTCCTTATTTTCAGAAAACCCTCCATTAAGCTGCTTCTTTTAATATTTCTTCGTTTTCTTGTGTAATTGATTTACTGACAGATTCTATTTTCTCAAATCTTGTTTCAGCATATCCCATTTCGATACCGAAAACAGGATGTATCGGATTTGATATTCCCCACAACCTGACCTGATATCTGGCACGCTTATGTATATTTTTATCATAGTTACCATTTTCTAAAGGTATTGGATCAACTGCTCTAACAACATAAGCATGACCTGTCTGAAGCGGTGTCCACGGTGGAGATGGAATATCTGCCGCATCAACACATACTACAGTATCCCCAATACTGAACATACTCATAAACACCCCCATGCCTATATATCTGTCATACAGATACAATAAACGTAAACAGTAGCACAATAAGTGCCCCAATAAGTCCACCCGCAATTAAAGTCATGACGGTATCCTTTTTATTCAATCCTGCCATAAATCCACGCCTACCTGATAACAACCTTTTATGTATGCTGCTATTTTCATTCTTCTACCTCTTACTAAAAAATTCAATAAACAAAATCTTACTAATATA